TTTCATTGTAGTCAACAGGTTGTGTGGCTTGTTGCGCCATCTACCTATGGCGCGGGTGTCGCGTGGGTGTCACACTTTAGAAATGATAAGTCCAACAGAGGAAAGAGCTTAGGATTCTCGCGTGTCACAAAAGTGTCGCGTGTGACACTTTTTGTGACACGCGCGACAGTATTCAGCAGACAAGCTCACTCGTATGCTTCAATGTCGCCATCTTGCGCCTAGTCCCTCTTCGGCAAGTCAGCTTTCCCCGCGTCTTTCGCTTCTGGCTGGTTTGCTTTCCGTCGCAGACGCGCAAGTGCTTTCGCGAAGCTCGCCGCCCGGTCCGGCTCGCCATTGTCGATTGCCGCCTTCAGTTCCGGCTCCAAGAGCCGCAAGTATTCGCGTTCTACGATTGTGAGGGCCATACATATATAGGCCCGTTGTTGCAGAAGTGCACGCGGCCGCTTCCACTGACTTTCGATAAGTGCAGGGCCGCACGGGGCTTATAGAAAAGAAAAAAAACGTGTTTCGTTGCAGCCGTGCGCTGCAATTTGCAACAAGTGCAACAAATGCAACAGCCTATGACTTTCGATAAGTGCAGGGCCGCACGGGGCTTATAGAAAAGAAAAAAAACGTGTTGCGTTGCAGCCGTGCGCTGCAATTTGCAACAAAGTGCAACAAAGTGCAACAGCCTACTGGCCTTGAGCCTCGGCGTCAGGTCCCTCACTATCTCTGCTTCGATTGAAGTCTTGCGGGGGCACTGGATAGTCGCAGGTGCCCCTTATCATCTGTGCCCTGTTCATGGGCGGGAAACGCCAGAAGTTTCTCTGCTGTCCAAATTGTGGGGCGAAGACGCCAGCGGTGTGATGCGCGATTCTCGCCGGAATGAAAAGCCTTCAACCACGAAGAGCACGAAGGACGCGAAGAACCCCTTTCCTCTCCTTCCGGCCTTCGTGCTCTTCGTGAGCTTCGTGGTTTGAACTCTTTCCGTCATTTGAGGGCCAGGGTCAATAGCAGGCCGGCGAGGAAGGTGAGGAGACTGATCACGGTCGTCGCCCAGAGGGGCAGGCGATTTCGGATCGTATTGATGGCGGTCCACTGCTGCTCGTCCACGTCGTGCAGTTCCAAGGTCTTGCCCTGCAGGCCCTTGATCGCCTCCTCATGCCGGGCCCCGATAATGCACTCGCCATTCGACATCGCCTATCTCCCTTCATTCACAATCATCAATCATCAATCGTACATCGCCCCGTCACTGCGGCTCGGCCATGATCTGCATGGCCACGTCATAATTCTTCCCGTCTTCCAGTGCGATCCCGCTGCCCGAGTTCAGAGGCTGGGTATCGATCAACGGGCCCGCCGTGCCGCTGATCACAGTGGTCAGGAACTTCGTCTTGGCCAGATTCCAGTTGCCGCCGTCGGCCGTGAACGTCACTTCGTCCGTGGTCAGTGTCCGGCCGTTCGTGCCGCCGGCTGCACTGATCATGCCGGTCGAGCTGCTCGGGATCGGTTGCCGGGCGTAGCCGTTGCCCGTGAGCTCCGTCAGAGCGGTCAGGCTCGCGTTGTCGGCGATCTCGGTCTCGATATCCTCCGCCCAGCCGATGTAGTAGTTCGCCGGCTTGGTCTGCAGTCCGTTAGCCAGCTCGAAAAAGTGCTGGATGCCTTCTGTCTTGATACTCATAGCGATCACTCCTCGAAAACGAAGGTCCCAACGCGGATTGCGGTCATTTCAGCGGTGCTCAGTGCCCGATTGAAAACTACAAACTCATCGATCAGACCATCGAAGCATAGATCGTGTTCCGCGATGACCGGGGGTGAACCGATCTTGAAGGGACCAAGATTCGCGGCTGGGTGGTCATTGGGGTCGTAGAGTATATCCGTGCAGGGATCGTCGGGCAAATAAGCCTGGGCCGTATCATCCCAAAATCTCATCACGTAGGTGGTCGTCCCGGCATCGAAACACCACTCCAGATGATACCAACGATTTGGAACCCCAGCATAGAATGCGCCAGCGCTAACAGCCAGTTGAGGATCGGCGAGAGGAATAACGCTATACCACGCGTACTGACCCAATTTGATATACCACTCTTGGTAATCCCTGGGGTCCGGCCCCTTGCTAAACAGATAGTTATACTTGTTATCCCCGATGTCGTCGGCCAACGTGTAGGGATAGAACCATACGCAAATCGTGAAACTGAGATTCGATGTTCCGCTCTTATTCGGGAAATCGGACGACAGATCCGCATCGGCACGGCCCATCAGGTCGCTATTGGCCATCTCGAATTCACCGCTGCCAGCACCCTCTTTGCACGAGGCATTGGCGGTGACGCCGGAATTCGTGAGCGTGTTGGCGTCAATCGAGTCGGTCGTCAATGCCCCGGTCTCCATCTTGTATAAGGCAACGCAACTCGGATCGCTCGCGAAGTCATTACCCGGCAGGTAGGGGCCAGTCTCGATAGTCACACTGTCGGAGTAGAAGATCTCCGAATACCCTTCGTTGTCGAGCGTCCGGGACTCGATCGTCTCCGTGGCGGCCGGGGCTCCGGTGGCCGGCGGTGTGCCGTAGCAGGTATAGGCCTGGCCGAAGACGTCCTCGACCACTTCAATGATGCACTCGCCCTCGGTCAGACTGCCGCGGTCGATCGTGACCACTCGAACGATCATACTGGCGATGTTCAACTCGGGGTAGGCGATCTCGATCACGCTGGTCTCGTGCAGATGGGCCATCGTCCGCAAGGCGTGCAGGGTCAGCCGCTTGGGCATTGCGGAGATCTGCTGCTGGATTCGGGCGGCGATCGTATTGGCCAAATCGCCGTCGCAGACGAAGGCACTGTAATCGAGCTCCTGGACTATCGGGTGACCGCCCTGCCGGGCCAGCAGGGCGATATCGTCTGCCATCGCCGGGCGGCTCTGATCCGTGGTCCGGTCGTGCCACAGCACCACGGTTCGCGATGGAATCGTGCCGGGCGAGCTGGTCGGCATGGACTCGACCCAGAAATCGCTCTCATCGAAGATATCCAGCGGGAGGTCGTAATCCTGGCGTATGAGTCCGATCTCGAATTTGCCCGTGGCCGGATCCGTGTAGACCTTGCCGTTTATGATCTGCTCGACCTGGTGGATCATGTCGTCGATGCCGTCCGGGGCACTGTCCCAGGCGTACGATAGGCCCATGCCCTCGTCATAGCAGGTCTCGGCGGCCGTCGCGAAGGTGTCCCCGATCAAGCCGGGGTCCTTGCCCATGCCGATGATCGGACAGGTGATCCACTCGTAGATCATGTGGATCGCGTTGAAGTCGGCGTACGCACCGATCGGGGCCTTGGCGATGTACCACATCGCGTCGCCATCGACGAGCTTCTTGGTCGCTTTGACCAGGAACGACAAGGGCTTGAGCTGGGGAACGCTGCCCATATATACGTCAGCCAGAATGACGCCGGTGAATCCGCGATACGCGGGCTGGTCCGCGCCGAGCCAGGCCTCGAGGTAGCTGTCCAGGGTCTGGGTGATGCCGCCGTATTGGATGTGCACGGTGCCGGAAACGCCGCCTTCACGTTCGTACCCGCCGAAGCAGTACGGGGCCGCGATCCACGACGTAGTGACGCCCTCCGCCGCCCGGATCGTCGGATCGTTCAGGACCGGCCAGACGCAGGTGTCCGCAACCCAGATTTGAAGAACGCCGTCGACGTTCGCCTGGCAGATGCCCATGTGCAGACTGACGTAGTAGTAGAGCGCGATGGTGGCCCCGTGGTGCTTCTCTTTCTTCTCGACGTGATAATTGAAGATGGGACTGATCGCATTGGGTCCGCGATACCGTCGGCAGCCGCGGATCACGGGCAGCGGGCGACCCTCCGTGGCGGTCGGCAGATTGAATGCGGATGAGCCGGCGGGATTGCCCTTTGGTTTCTGGCGTAGAAGATATGCAATGCCGGTTGAAACCGCCGTGGCAATAAGTGTCCAGACGAGCCATACCACCAAAGCCGGCCAAACGGCGAGAATGCATGGAGCCATCATCATCGCGCGATCCCCCACATCGAGAATGGGTCGGTGTCCGGGATGTTCTTCTGGCCGCGATAGTTGTCGCCGTTGCCGAACTTCACATCGCAGGTGGTGAAGAGGTGATCGCAGCCAGGATAGACATCGAAGGTCTGATCTGCGGCCACACCCGGCGCCGAGGGCGAGATCGTGACGTCCTGGCCGATGTGCCGAATGATTTTGCGGCGGCGGCCATTGACCACGATATCGCCGCCGGTCCACCAGCCGTCGGTCTGATATCCGAACGCCATGGCCGTGAGCACGTTGCCGCTGACGGCCGATAGCACGCCGCTCACCTTATAGTCGGCCCGGACCACGCCGCACAGCACGGGAGTATAGAGCTCGACTCCGCACTGGCGGCCGTAGCGAGTGACCAGGCCGGCTCGCTGCATCGCCGCCGTAGCCGGATCGATCACGATCTCGGACCAGCGGTCGCCCCGGCGGCTCTGCTGCCGGAAGACCACGTCGAGAACGTCACCTTTGAAAATCGCTTGGACGTCCGAGCCGTGGCCCTTGTACCGCGCGTAGTGGATGATGTCCTCGGGGGCGGCGACGGTGTACTGCCAGGCGAACGGATTACGCCAATCCATCTTGACGATCGTGCGGCTCTTGAGTGCGGTCGTCCCCTCCTCGATCCGTCCGCCGGTGCAATAGCACTTGGTGTAGTCATTGCCGCCGTAACTCACGTCGGCGGGCGCGTCCGCGTATCGCCACCAGGTGCTCGTCGCGCCGAGTTGGAATGCGTGCAGCTCGAACGGGACGCCCTCGGCCAGCGAGGCCTCTTTCGCCGCGAAACTCATAGGCCCTCCTGGCATTTTCGATTTACGATTGACGATTTACGATTTGAGAGGGAAGAACGACGGACCCTCCCATCGTCGCGGCCCCCGGCTCTTCCCCAATTCGTAATTCGTACTTCGTACTTCATAAATCTCTCACGTCACTCTCACCAGCTTCACGGCGCAGTCCAGGGTCCCGCG